AGTTCCCGTCGAACTAAGAGTTAGATCGTCGAGGACGAGGCGATAAGTACCTGAAGCCTGGGCAGAGCTTGTTGTGGTTAGATCTCTAGTGCTTAGCCCGGTGTAGGTAATTTCAGTTACGTTCGCCAGGACGCAACCAGCCGTTGTCGATGATGGCGGCGTCGTTTCGGATGATGGTGCAACGTTACTCAGTGCGAGCACTAGCTGGTCGCTGCCCAGGTTGTGCACACCTTCACTCAAGTGCTCTACAAAACCATTGAGTTTATTAAAGACAGCCATTCTTGGCGCAACTTAGTTATTGCGTCAGTCTAAGAAAAACAAAAAAGGACTATACGTCAAACAGCCTGCACTTCACATCATTTGGGTTGTCATCGCAGAAGTCCATAAATTTTTCTCGAAAAGTAGGCTTTTTAGGGCTGTCATCTCCCCCGATCGGCGCAAAGAAGATATCCCGTGGATCTTTCGCCTCAGAGGGATTCTTCATTGGACAGAAACCGTCGACGCAATCAGTGTCCATAGTCATCTGTGATTGTCTAAGTAAAATTCCAGGTGCCACTACACATGGGCCAAATGCATAGTGGATCAGTTGCCAGCCCGTTGAAACTACAAAAACCCGGACTCCTGGATTGTTGGGGATCAGCTCCTGACGTAGTTCTTCTTCGGAGCAAGTTCATCTTATCGACGAGTTGGTGTCGGCTTGAACCGTTTCCTCATGACTTTGTGGGTATGGGGACGCACAGCAGTTATGAAATCTTTAGTCGACTCTCTCGTGAATTGAATCCCATAACTTTTATCTAGTCTTGCCATCACCTTGCACTCGAAATTGTGCTTATTACACCAGCTTGCCAAGGCAATGTTTCCTTCTGGGGTAAATCGAGTGTGAGCCTTGCCGACCCTCCCTACTATTCGGCCCCGATCTGACCAGAGAGCGGATAGTCCGACAATGCCGGTGATGTCCAGGATTTGAGGAGTCACGATTTTTTTGTCTCGTGGATACATCAGCTCGTATGCCCTGTAAAGCTCATCGCTGCGTACGCGAATACGTACATCGTCATAAAAACCGTCGCAGGGGAGGACGTCAGTCACGAACTCAAGCTTGCCTAGATGTGCATCACGAAGCTGCTTTAGTTGGTGACTCAGATACGGCCTTTCTGTTTCGCTACGGACGATCTCCAGCCATGGCCGCTGTCTTCTCCCCTTTAGAGCTATTGTCCCCACCCCCAAACAAAAGCTCAGTGCGCGAGCTACGAATTGAGCAGACATCTGGGGTGACTCCTTTAAAAAGATGAATGCGACTGGGAGGTGCGTATTGAATGAGTGCGGTTTGCACTTTCAAGGTTTCAGATGGAGTGAAGTACAGCCTTGGGTGTTGTCGATGCTCCCCTAAGACTGGTTGTGCTCCTGTCAGCATTGAGATCCAAGCCTGCATGCGAGCTCCCTCCATGTATGTTTTGCCAACTCGAGAAAGTTCTGCGCTCATGTCCGGCCGAATGTGAGCCCCTTGAGCCCAGCACCATGCAGCAGCACTTGCGCCTAGCAGGTCAAGAGCTATTTGATTGATTAATCGTTCACCGCCGGGGTAGAGCAAGTTGTAGACAGGCCTCAGTTTGTTGGTAGATACTCTGAACCTGAGCACAGAGGTCTGTCTCCCATTAGCCCTTGGGGAGCTTTTATAGGGAGTAATTTTTGCTTTTGATGGTAGGAATTCTTTGAATTCTCGAACTTTGTCATCGAGAAATGCTGATTGATTTATACCAGCCGTCAGAGTCAGCTGAATATAACCACCACCTGGAGTGCGATATGAGACAAGGCTCCCATCAGTCAGAAGTAAACTCAGTAACCCACGGACATCTACTACGTCCAAATTTGCTCCCTATAGAACACAACTATAGTAATAAGAAGCACAGTAGTTGTGCTTATAAACCCTTACAGCTGAGGAATTTCGATCCATGTGGATTGATAATGATTTTCCCAAGCTGCTAGGTGCTGAGCTTTACCGCCCCCATCCCGGTTATATCATCGAGATGGCTGTGGAGCCTGTGGTTGTTCACGATTTCGCTAAGCAACCCGGCCAGACTGTCCAGCTTGATCGTTATCGCTTCTGGGGCAATCCTGGCAACAAGGATTCCCGAGAGCGTACTGCTGATCAAACTTTGGGCACAGCATCTAGCCGCTCTATTGTTAAAGACAAGGTTCTGGTGAACCTTAAGGAATACACCGGACCTGCAGACCCTACTGATGCAACTTCACCTTCAACCTTCAAGGTTGCTCGTGAAACTCTGCTCACCGCTCAGCGCTTGCTGCTTGATACCGGCAACCTGAACGTCTTCCACCAGTCAATCGGTTCACTGACACTGTTGGACGATTACCGCCGTTGGCGTGATCGCGTTTTTGCTGACGAACTTTTCAAAGCAGAAGCTGCTGGTCCTGCTAGCGACAATGCTGGTGGTTACTACTACCCACTCGGCCAAACCAAGGCATCCTCCGCTCCGTTCCTTAACTACGGTGCTGGTGAATCTGCCAAGTTTGACGTAAAGACAGACTTGCTGCAGGTTGTTAAGGACATGCGTAAGCGCAATGTCCCAACCTTTGCTGATGGTTATTACCGTTGCATCGCAGATCCAACTGCAATGATGCATCTCCGTCAGAACGATGCTTTCCGTGAGATTGCTCGTTATGCCGGTAACGGTATGGTCAATCCCCTGCAACCTGAGCAGGCTCCTAATGCCAACTTCTTCTATGGCATGGGTCCCGCTTACGGACAGGCTGGTTTCGTAGCAGGTCAACCTGTTATGCCAACTGGATTCCTCTTTGAAGGTGTTCGTTGGTTCGAATCCACCAACCTTGCTGAGAAGTCTCTGCAGGTAACTATTGCAGACGCCACTAACCCAACGATCACCAATCAGGTGACCACTGCGGCACCGATGATCTTCTTCGGTCCTCAGGCAGTCGGCGTTGGCATTGGTGGTAACAACGCTCAGATCTTGTTGAACAACAATGATGATTTCTCACGATTCATCATCATGATCTGGTCGCTGTTTGCTGGTTTTGAAGTGCTTAACCGCGACTTCATCACCATTGCTTATTCCTTCGTTTATTGATAGGAGTAACTAAACAATGGCAAAGAAAATTTTTCCCGGTAACTGGGTTACCGATCTGAGTAGCTACCAGGGTCAGCCTGTTGTAGCCGTCCCTGGCCGTGTGTACTACCACAAGGTTGGTTATGCGCTCGTTGGTTCTACTGGTGCAGCGTCATTCGACGTTGTCATCCCTAGCCCCGACATGCGTGCTGATGACAAGGTTCGCCCTGACATCACTGGACTGACTGTGCCTCAGGGCGCAACTGTTTATTCCCTTGGACTGCGTGTGTCTGACACTCGCAAAGAAAAAGGCGTAGGCACTGCAACTTCCGGCCTCGTTGGCACTAACACCGAGACCCTGAAGCTTGCTTCAGCTGCAACTGCAACTGCAACCGGTCAAATCGCCGCTACCGCTCTAGGTACTGTGGCCGCTTCATTGACTGTTGCAAGTACAACTATTGCTCCTGGCACTGGCCGAATGAGCGATGCTTCTGGTGCAACACTTTCCAGCGCTCTGACGCTGAAAGTGTTTCTCTGCACATCCGCAGGCAACGTAGCTAGCTCTAACACTCTGAGCTCTACTGCATCTGGCGGCACTCCAATCATCTGTGAAGTCTCGTACTATCTCGATGATGAAGTAGCTAGCGCCGATAACACGATGCTGCCTTATTTGACTGAGAGCTGATTCTTCAGTCTTTTCTCTAGTATGAGGGCGTCTGGGCCACCAGCCGCCCTTTTTTTATTGCATTTATGGCGCTGTATCAAAACACCAAGACCGGCCAGTTAGTTGAATTCATTTCCCACCATGACAAGGAATGGGCAATGGTGAAGAACTCCAGCGGGTCTGTCGCTTATGTAGCTCTTGCTGACTTAGTTGGTTATGAAGCGGGTAAGGGTAGAAATGGAGTCTCGATCGAACCTCAAAGCGCTGAAGTCGAGGTAGACGAAGATAAGCTTCCTGAAACAATCATCCCTGCTGACACGAGGTTAAACCTTAATGTCGGCACTGCTGAAGGTATCGCCAAGCACGTCAAAGGTATTGGCTATGCGACGGCCAAGAAGATCGTTGAGCTGAGGTTGTCTCTCCCCGGCGAACGTTTCAAGAATCTCGAGCAGCTTAAAAAGATCGGTCGTGTTGACTGGGACGAGGTTATCGCAGCCGACTTAATTTACATCGACTGATTCGCATAGAATTACTGAAAGGTCGCTGAATAACATTGGAGCTCAACGACTACGACAAAAGCCGTTGTCGCTTCCATTTGGGATACAACGTCGGAGCTAATCTCCCGGCGGGGGATATTGCCCGTCTGGAAGAGGCAATGGCAAGAGTCCCGGATAGTTATTTCTATTCGAGAATTCTTGAACATTTAGACCGCTGCGACAAGGCCTTCAAGGTTTCGCAGATCTTTCGGATTGCTGATCAGCCGCAACCTAGCCGCGTCGAGCGGATTACAGGTGACACTGAGCGTGCAATTTTCCAGTCTGAACCGTTAAAAGCGGACAAGGACTATTGGGAGATTTACAGCCGTGAGTGTGATCGTCTTGCGGAAGCTTTATACGTAGCGAACTATCGCCGCGATGAAGTACGGCGTTATGCCTACGACAGAGCTGGTGCTGAATTCATCATGTCAGTACCAGGCCCAGCAGATACTGCCGTGGGCACCCGAGTGATGCAAGCCCAAGGCGCAATGAACTGGAGGTAATCAGTGGCTGAAGGAAAATGGGTAACAGTTCCAGGCAATCTGACTCAATCAGGTAAGCCTGAACGTCGTTATCAGATGAAGAGCGGTCAGTACCGAGAGACAGAGCCAAACTCTGCCGAATGGTACAACCAAATGTATAAGCAGCCGGTGCAAAATGCCCGCTCTGGTTTGTACGACTTTTTCGCTGCTTACGATGGCGATCCTGGAACTAACCCCGGCGACTTGTCACGCAGGCAAAGCCCTAGCTCAGGTCTGAGCGCAGCCGAGCAACGTGCCCTGATCGATGGCCCTGAAGGCGCAGCGGCAAGGGTTGGACGTATTAGGGCTGAGTCTGATGCGTTGGTAAAAGAAGCTCGTAGCAACCCTGATAGTCCTTACAACCAGTTATTTAGTCAGGAACCTCCAGTTCGCAGTGACGATGCCAACTCCAGAGATTCTGCTCTGACGTCAATGCGGCAGCAGTACGCCCCAGGTGCTGACATCTGGAGCACTGATGAAGGCAAGGCAATCCTCGAAGCTGCCAAGACCAACACCTATAGCGGTGATGCCGCTGGATTAGCTCAGTTCAATACTCAGCAACGTCAAGCTGGTATTGGCGCCAATGATGAGATCATCGATGCCCTTGGGTATACAGGTGATATGGCGAAGTGGGCTGAGAAAAATCCAGCTTTGGCGATGCGTGAGTACAACAAGAAGTTCGGTAATTCATATGGCGGCTTCGGCTCCGGTGATGCCAATACCGTTCTTCCTAACGGCATGACCGCAGGTGAAGACGCTCGGCAAGCGGCAATGAATGCCGCAGCAATCATGGAGGGCACAGGTCGCCCCCGTGAGATCAATACTGCGCAAATGGCTCCTGCTCAGCCCGCTGCGATTCAGGCGCAAAATAATAACGATCTCAACCTCGCAGGGGTTGGACGGTACGTCGACGGACTTGAAGGTAAGAAGTTGTTTGATTATGCAAAGAGCCTCATGGGAGCTAATTGAAAATGGCTAACTCTAAACGCAACTATTCGAACACCGACTTCTACAAGAATCGTGAGGGGCCTAAGCGTCAAGCACGACTGAATGAGTGGTACATGGACAAGAAAGGGCACAAGGAAGCCCAGGACTTTTTCTCTGCAACAAAGGATGGTGTTCCTAACAATCCAACCAACTATCAGACATTCACTCCTATTGCTTCTAGGTTCGCTCCTAATAGTGAGTCCGATGCTGACGTTGTATTCCGTCGCAATCCTTACGGTGATGCTGAGCAGATAGAGCAAAGCCAGGGGCCTACTTATCAACGTCCTACTCAGTGGGGCTCGTACAACATGGGTTCACAGGTTGCTAAAGACGTAGACAAACCCAACTTCTTGCAGACGCCAGGCCCAGGCTCAGAGATGAGTACTCCACGAAGCATGGATCCACCCCGTGGAATGAATACTGGAATTTCTCCATTCGGATCTGGTGCTCGTCGTAATGAGCCACGCAAAGGCAAAAGCAAGAAGGCTTAATAATTTATTGGTCAATCCGATTTAAGTAACATAGTTAAAGATGAGGAGACGCCTTGGCAACCAGTAGTTCTAATAAGATGCCGCTGCTGGTTGACAGGCCGCTGCATTCATTCGCGACACTAGGCGGTGCTGCGGCGCTGACAACTGCGACTGACTTCAATACTCCTAATGGTGGTGGTTGCGTATTGCTGGTCGATTGCCTAAGTAACGATGGTGCTGTCGTTGATAGCTTGTCGATTGTTTCGAACGAGGCAAGTACAACTGCTTCAAAGGTTTTGGTTTTTCTAAGTATCGCTGCTTCTGCTGCATCGATTACTTCAGCAAATACAGTGCTAGTTGCAAACGAAACAATCAGCTCTAGTACAGCGGGAGAGCGTACCAATATTTCACTGCCACCGTTAAGCGTCCCAGTGCCAAATCTGGCTGGACCTGCAGCGACTACAACTACCTTCGCGTCAGAGACTGACAAGAAAAATACTGGCCTATATGTCCCATCCGGTGCAGTTCTATATGTGGGAGTGAATGTCCCTCTTACTTCACCAAGCTCTTCTACTCGTGTACATGTATTTGCTCAAGGGGGCTTCTTCTGATGAGCTGGCAGCAAAAGCTGAAGGACAGTACATATCAAAGGGTTGCGAGAAAAGCAGGAGTTCGTAATCTCGATAGTCAAAATGACGTCCGTAAAATTGCTGCGTATATTGCCTCAAACCCAGGATTATCGCAGCAAAAATATATTTCAAACGCAAAAGCCGCAGGGGTTAATGTCCTAGACAGCGCCAATGATATTGCAAAAATTGATAAATATTTAGGTTCTAGCACTCCACCACCAGGGAATGAACCGCCACCACAAGTAACACCAGGGTCAAAAAATCCCACTCCCGAGCCCAAGCCGGGAGCAGCACCAACTCCACAACCAGCCGCAACAACACAGCCTGCGGTTGACTATTCAAGTATTTTTCAAGGATATCAAGACACCATTAGTAACCTTACGGCGTCTTATACCGCTGCCATTGCTAACTCGAATACTATTGCCAGCTCAAATAAGACCAACCAAGAGAATGCTGATAAGGTTGGAAACTTAGAACAGGAGAATGAATCATTAAAACAGGAGAATCAAAGGTTCTTAGATGCGTCTGCGAATAGTCAGCTTTCTGCTCTGAGATCTGGAACTACTACTGGAGGTGATAACTCTTCTGTATACGGATCTA